TTACCCCATTTCCTCCAGTTCCCCACTGAATCAATAACCCATCCGGTAGCTTATAATATCCATTTTGTCCAAGGTCCTTTGTTGACACATTGGAAAAATCTTTCAACGCTGCATTTGTCCCGAGAGAACTTTGCAAGAAAAGCCCTATGATTATAACTACTATTTTTCTACTTAAATTGTTCATATCAAATTTAGTGTTTGAATAAATTTATTATTTCCAGCGCCCAACAGCAAACCAATAATACGGCCACGGCGAATACCCACCCCCGCCACTGTCAGCACTATATCTTATACACATTCTAATACTAGATGTCGTTTTTGATACAAGAATTGGTGCTATTACAACAGATTCAGATGTATTATAATAAACTCCTATACCTGATATAATATAATCGCTATTCAAAAAAGAACTATTCAAATAAATTGTTTTTATAGTTGCTGCTCCAGTTACGTATCCCCATTGAATCATTAGCCCATCTGGTAGCTTATAATATCCGTTCTGGGATAGGCTTTTTGTTGACACATTGGAAAAATCTTTTAATGCGGCGTTCGTCCCGAGAGAACTTATGTAAAAAATGACCCGCAATAGATAAAATGAATACTATCTTTTTGAATAGATGAATCACTCTGTTCATTACACTTATGTATTTATATTTTATAATATAAATTCAAATCTGGTAATATGATAACTTTGCATAATGGTGATAAGGAAATAGAAATTGAAGTAAAGGATGAAAGCTACTCTTATGAAGCTATCATGGGAGAATATACACTCACTTTGTATTTTTCTCATCCGGGATATATTGAAATTCCGGTTGGCTCCTGGTGTGACTTCTACGGGAAGCGTTATTCTTTGAAGAGGGATAGCAATTTCAAGAAGAACGGTGAACGTAACTTCGAATATACTCTGATTCTGGAAACTGGGGAGGCTGATGCTATGCTGTGGAAAGTACGTCATACCGTTGACAGAAGTATTAAATTCTCATATACAGCCAAGCCACATGAACACCTACGTCTACTCGTTGAAAACCTGAACCGTCGGAGTACCGGTTGGAAAGTCGGTGATTGCATTGAAGGAACGGAAAAAGTAATCAACTACAATCACACCTATATTCTTGATGCTTTCAATCAACTTGCAGAACTATATGAAACAGAATGGCAGATCATTGAAGAAACGGTTGAAGGAAACCAAATTAAGACTATCCATCTGCGTAAAGTTGAGTATAACAAGGAGAACCCTTTGAAACTGTCGTATGGTAAAGGCCACGGTTTTAAGGTCGGTGTTGGTCGCGAATCCGGGGAGATACCACCCGAAATAATTTTGGTAGAAACTACAGATCGCAATATTGATTATTCTACATACGGATCTAAGTACCTGTTACTTCCAAAGAATAAGACTATCCGATTTGATGGAATCAAATTTGAGAATGAAGAGGGCTTCGATTCTACTAAGGCACGTATCTATAAGACCGATGCGGATGGAACTTGTGTCATGCGTGCCGATAAAGAACTTACAACAGCAAAGGAAGATAGTCTGGACTGTACAGCTATTTATCCTTCCCGTGTCGGTACTGTCAGTGCTGTTATTGAAGTGAACAAGAAGAATAACTTCTTTGACTTTGTAGATAAAGACATCCCGGAAGAGTTGAATTTCGAAGATTGTCTCATAGCTGGAGAAAGTATGACTGTCATTTTCCAAACCGGCATGCTTACAGGCAAGGAGTTCGAAGTAAAGTATATCCATGAAGCGAAAGACAAGAAAGAGGCACGTCGATTTGAAATTGTTCCGCAAGAAATTGATGGGATAACAATGCCGGAACCGGAAGTCTGGCGCCCGAAGGTTGGTGATACATACGCAGTGTTCGGAATGCAATTGCCGAAGGCTTATATCTGTAATGACAGCACACAAACAGGTGCGAGCTGGGAAGCTTTCAAGGAAGCAGCAAAATACCTGTATGAACATGAAGATAAAGCATTCATATTTACCGGGACATTGGACGGCATTTGGGCTAAAAAACGCTGGTTGGAGATAGGCGGTAAAATAGTACTCGGAGGGTATGTTGATTTCTATGATACGCAATTTCATCCGGAAGGTTCTCTTATTCGCATGATCGGAATCAAGCGCTATATTAATAATCCATATTCTCCGGAAATAGAGTTGTCAAACGAACCAGTCAGTACATCTGTTTCAAGTGATCTGAATAAGATTGAGACGAACAAAGTAGAGGTAGATATCAAGCATAAGGACGCCCTGCAGTTTACTAAGCGTCGGTTCCGGGATGCAAAGGAAACGATGTCCATGCTTGAAGATGCACTGCTGAACTTCTCCGGCTCTGTCAATCCAATAACCGTTTCAACCATGCAACTGCTTGTAGGTGATGAAAGCCTGCAATTCCGTTTTGTCAATTCAAAAACGAATCCAGTTCAGGTATCTCACAATATTACTTATAATGCCAGCACAAGAATACTGAACGCTCCGGCAGGAATCCTTCAGCATTTAACACTCGGCATTAGTTCTCTTTCTTCTTCACATAAGGCAGACGAATATAAGTACTGGGATATGGCTGAATACAATTCTCCGGCACTCATTGACCCGGAAAAGAAATATTATCTATATGCTAAAGTTGGCAAGGAGAATCAAGCCGGAACATTCCTCTTGAGTGAAACAGCTATTAAAATGGAACAGATAGCTGGATATTATCATTTACTCACTGGAGTGCTTAACAGCGAGTATGAAGGTAGTAGAAGCTTTGTTCAGTTATACGGATTTACTGAAATTCTGCCGGGCCGCGTAACAACAGAAAGAATCCTTTCGCCGGATGGTGATACATATTTCGATCTGGTAAAAAGTGAGATAGGCGGTAACATTCAAATAAAAGCAGGTTCTTCCGGATTGGAAAATCTGTCTGAATGGGAAGCTGCTCATCAGGAAATAAAGGATGCAGCTAAAGCGGCCAAAGATGCTGCCGATTCAGTGGAAGGACTTCATAACTATGTAGATGGAGCCTTCGCTGACGGTCTTATAGACGAAACAGAGGCAAAAGCTATTGAAAAGTATATCAATACGATCAACAACACTAAACAAGCTATCGAAGCAACTTATAATAAACTCTACACGAATGTTTATTTATCCGGCTCTGCAAAGGTTGGTTTGCTCAATGCTAAGGTTACATTGATGGGAAGTATTGAAAACTTGATTAATGCTATCAATGCTGCAATTTCTGATGGATTCACGACAACAGAAGAAAAGAAAGACGTGGATAGTAAATTCACTCTTTTTAATTCTGCCTATGCTGATTTTAATACTGCTGTTGAAGAAGCAAATAAGGCAATACAGGATAAACTAAAGGAATATTCCGACGAGGCACTGAAACAAGCGATACAAGCTTTAGAGGATGCAGCGAACGCTGCTAAGGCTGCGCAGGACGCTGCCGATTCAGTCGATGGCTTACATGATTATGTGGATGGCGCATTTGCGGACGGTATCATTGACGGGGCGGAAGCGAAAGCCATTGAAAAATATCTGAATACAGTCAAAAATACAAAATCTGCCGTTGAAGCTACATATAATAAACTATATGTGAATACCTATCTGGAAGGTTCTACAAAAACAGCCTTACTTAATGCCAAGGTATCCTTATCTGGTGCTATTGATAATCTTATGGCTGCAATCAATACAGCTATTGCAGATGGACAAACGACTATTGAGGAAAAAAAGAATGTAGATGATAAGTTCGCTTTATTCAACTCTGCTTTAGCTAGTTTTAATACAGCTGTTGAAGAAGCAAACAAAGCTATTCACGACAAACTGAAAAGCTATTCCGATGAGTGTACAGCCGATTTGAAAGTACTCAATACTCAAATCTCCGCACAAGTAACTCGAGTTGACAGCCTGACGCAGCGGATAGATACTGCAGGTTGGATTACTACAGCTGACGGTAATAAGATATATGCTTCTAAAGAACTGGAAAACGGCAATACGCTTATATCTTATATTAACCAGGCAGCAGGTGAAACGACGATTCATTCATCTAAAATTAACCTTGAAGGTGCTGTTACAATCACCGCACTTCATAGTGATCTGCAGACAATGATTAATTCTAAGATTGATCGTGATGGATTGGGTAAGTTGGCATTTGAGGATGCGGTTGAATATGCAAAACTTGGTACTACAATTGTTGTAGGCGGGTATTTGAATACTGATTTGATAAAGGTTCGCAGGATAGATGCTGACTCCGGGTTCATAGGTGGTTTTACTATCGAAAATGGACGTCTCGTTTGGACGCGTTCAGGGTATTTTGGCGGAACATCTCGTAGTTTGAAATTAGGTTCTGGAACGGCAAAAGAAGGCGTTGTTAACGTTACTTTCAATGCAGAAACAGACGGACGTTTTGGGATCGCATCTATTGGTTCCAATTTTGGTGGAGCTTGTATTTATGCTTCCAGGAATCTAAATGCATCAGACAGAAGCTACCCACTGGCTAGTACAACATACGCCGGCTTTTTTGATGGAGGAGTTTATGTGAAAGGTTCTTTATCGAGTGAATTATGCCTTGCCGATAATTTTGGTTGTATTACAAGCCGGAATTCAGATGGAAGTATAAACTATTACCAAGGAATTGATTTTGATTTTGGTAGTAATATGAAGTTCAGAAAAGGACTATTAGTATCAATCGCTTAATATTAATGATTATGAAATTAAATTTAAACAAACCTTTAATAGATTTTAGAGGTAAGGAAGCCATTAAAATAGTCAATGGCAAGGAACAGAAGCAGTTTCTTCGTGATATGGTTTCGGAAGCGCTTTATGCTGCCGGTATGAATCCTCAATCAGGTATGGATATGGCAAAAAAACTACGTGCCTACAATATGCTCCAACAAATCATAAATAACCGAGGAATACTTGAGATTACAACAGAAGACGCTACTCTCTTAAAGGAGATTTGTGCAGATGTCTTTACGGCAGGTGCTTTCGGGCAAATTAATGAACTAATTGAAGGAGGAGGTAAAGAATGAACATTACATCAACTAACAGTACTGCCACAACTAAGGTTACGGACGCTATCAGGATTAAGTACAGAATGTCAACCCGTGGTACCGAGGCTATCAAAGATATTACTGCCGAGATTATTAAGGATGAAGCCACAGTAGGTTTCTTCAATACTTCGCGAAATGGAGTAACCGGCTTTTCTCTACATGAGGATCACGGGCTGACTCCCGAGGAAGTGAAACAAGTATTTCAGACAGCTATTGATGATTGTAGCGAGGTATTAAAATAAAGTATTAATATTTTAGATAAAAATGATATGGATTATTTCAAAAACTTACTTATTGGATTGGTTACCGGCATAGCTGCTTATCTCAATCCTATTTCTGGGGAGATCAAAAGTCTTATTGCTGTATTTGCCCTCAATTTCATTTGCGGGCTACTTACTGCACTCCTTATCAATCATGAGAGTTTTTCTTTTAAAAAGGCTTGGAGGTGTATCGTAGAAGCAACTATTTTCTTTGCCTTGGTTAGCTGCATCTACTTTATTGGTGAACACAAAGGAAATCCGGAAGGTGCGCTACAATGTGTTTCATTTATTACGTATAGCGTTTTCTATTTCTACGGGGTGAACATTCTAAGGAATATCAAAGAAATTCTACCCAACTCTAGCAATGGCCATAAGGTAGTAGCTTTCTTGCACTATGTATTAAGTGTTGAGTTTATAAAGAACATCCCCTATTTAACGAACTACTTACAAAAAGGAGACGCAAAATGAAAACTATTGATGCTATTATCATTCATTGTTCGGCCACACGTGCCGGACAGGATTTATGTGCAAAGGACATTGACCGGATGCACAAGCAAAGAGGCTTTAGTCAGATCGGTTATAACTTCGTCATAGACCTTGATGGAATGGTAGAGAATGGCCGCCCACTATCCATTGACGGGGCACACTGCAATACGAAGGGATTCTCTGATTTATCCTATAATAAGCATAGCGTTGGCATCTGCTACATCGGTGGGCTAGACACATCTGGAAAACCTGCAGATACACGTACTCCAGCTCAAAGGACAGCACTATGCGAATTGGTCGCGAAGCTCTGTAAGGAATACCCTATAATTGAAGTACTCGGACACCGTGATACTTCTCCGGATCTGGACGGCAGCGGAGAGGTAGAGCCAAAAGAATATATTAAGGCGTGCCCCTGCTTCGATGTTAAGAGTGAATTTTCTAATTTTCTTCGTAATACAGTGATCCGGCCATGAAAATACTAATTTATATAACCATATTCCTGATGTCGGGAATATGGTTCACTTCCTGCAAAACTTCTCGTAACATAGAGACGCAAAAGCAGATTGACTATTCAGGGGATTTCTTGTATTTGCGAAACTTAATTGAATCACTACGGCTGGATGTGAATAAGCAAACGAAAATTACTACTGACAAGTTGAGTGATCTGAAAATTGAGAATAAAACAGTTTACTTGTCGCTTCCGGATTCAACCGGAAAACAATACCCGGTCAAAGAAAGTACTACCACCGCTTCCAAACAGGAGCAAGAACGGACCGAAATTTATGAAACATTATCTATTACTTTACAGCAATTTTCTAATCGATTGGATACGATAAATAACAAAATGAATGCCTTAATGAATCAGAAAGAAAAAGTCATCGAATTATCTTGGTGGGATTTGCATAAAGATAAAGTCTATATAGGTATCATTATCTTAATCGGCATTGGCTGGCTTATATATAAAAAGAGAAGGAAGTAGTAGGTAAACATTGTTTCCTTGTATATTGTTATAATATAAAT